ATCAATTCAGGAAGAAATCCTTTTACATCTTTTCTATATTGTGCTCCATTAGCACAAGTAGCATATTCACCATCAATTTCAGTCTCCTCATTTAGAAACCCCTCAACGCTCGCGCTGGGATGTCTAGTCTCCCTGAGTGTTTCCGGGGAGATATTATACTGCATGATAAGATGAGGATACAGGGAATTAAGATCAAAGCTAACGACCCAATCATACTTACCTGGTTTCGGTTCTTTAACATATGCACCTGCGTACTTATCGTTTTTCTGTGATCTATTTTTTGGAGGAATAACAATATTCCTTTTCTTTAAATCATTATAGATGATAGTGTCCCACATTCGCACTTGGAACATAACATCAATATAATTGACCTTAGCAGTATAAGCCATTGTCAATGCTAATTCAATCAACTTCATCTTGTCTTCCAGACGGTCAACAAGTTCTACGTCAATAATGTTATAGTCAACAAACTTCTTCCAATTTCCAGTATAGAAATCTTTAAAAGTATCAAACTCAGAGTGGTCTAATTTTTGTTGTCCCAACTCTACCTGAGCTATGTAGTCCAATCTATAAGATTCTTGTGCTTTGTATGTAAACTTCTTATACAACTCCAAGTAATCTAAAGTTGTGAGTCCAGCAATATCATAAACATTATATTCTCTACCTGAGATAAAGACCTCTTCATGAGTTACCAATCCCCAAGGTGAAAGAAGTTTCATCTTCTTATCACCCATTATTCTACTAATCCTTCCACATAGATATGGAATATCATATAGACGTACATTCCATCCAGTAATAACATCTGGAGGATTTTTAGACCAATGATATAAGAATGAGTTGAGCATTGCAACTTCATCATCAAAATGATAATAAGTTACATTATCTTGAGTAGGAGTATATGGTTTTCTTCCCCAGGTAGTAATCTCCTTAGTTGTATAATCTTGAAGAGATATAGTAAGCATCTCCTCAGAACACGAATCTGGATCAGGGAACCCATGTTCAGCCTGAACCTCAATATCCATTGTTACTAGTTTGATCTTATTAATATCAAACTTAATTTCTTCCTCTGGGTATTTGTCAGAAATATATTGATAGACATATCTTTCATTACCATAGATATCAAATCCATCAATATCATCATACTTTTTATAGAATTCTCTACAGTCCCTTACCAATCCAGGGCGAATAGGTTCTACACTATCTCCCTCTAGAGTTCTATATTTACTTTTCTTCTTTGATTTAACAAACAAAGTAGGAGCATATTCTTCCTTGAAGATTACCTTCTCCCCATTCTCATATCCACGTACCAAAAAGTTGTTTCCAACCATCTGGACATTAGTATAGAATCTCATTCTTTATCTAACAGCTCCTCATACTTCTTAGTAAGTTTATTATTAGGATCAACAATAGTCAAGATTTTATCAGAACTCAACATAAAACTATTCTGATTGGTCACATTTAATAACCAAGGTTCTAATATATTATCCTCTTTCACTACAAAAGGTTCTGTGAGTTTGCAATCGGGTTCTCCCAATTCGGAGGAAACTTCCTCAATCTGACTCAGAATCATCTGATTGTTCGTCAGTAATAAGAGCTTCAGGTTCTTGACTTCCATTTTTTTCTATTCCTTTTTCGTAGATTTCTTTTAATTGTTCAATTGGTTCTACTATAGTTATAACCCATTCAGCTACTACTGGAATTTTCTGATCTCTACTAAGAGGCATCCAAGGAGTAATTTGAATCTTGTAAGGGGACTTGCTTTTTCCATCTTTAACAGAATCCCCAATAAGTTTTACAGTACCAGGTTGATCGAATACATATCCAACTACCTTTTCATCAACAACCATTTCTGCAATATCTGCTATAACATCTTCACCAGATTTTAACAGAGCAAGTTTAATAGTCATAATATTTTTACCTTATCATAAAGTTCTACTATTTCCTTACTAGGATCTGGAGTATGCGCTAAAAGATCTCTTAATGCTACTACTTGTTGAGCAGTAAGAGTAAGACTTCTATTTGTTGTAGAGGGTTCAAAATTGGGTCTATAATTAGTCCCTATTGCGGGATATGGATCAGCCATGATTCTTTGTATTCCTTTTATATATTATACCACAACTTTACTAATTATCCAACTACTCTTGCATATAATTAATCCATCCTGTTGCAATATATTTGGTTTGGGTTTTACTAGTAATTCCATGATGAGGATGGGTCCAAAATGCAGGCCATATCAAAGCATCTCCAACTCTTGGTTGAAATTTTTTCTTCTGAGTGGGAAAAGCAGTATATCCACCATCATGCACGTCATTTAAATATACCATCCATGCCATTATTCTTCTTGATTCAATGTCACCTGGTCCATGTTCACAGTGAACTGAAAAATATCCACCATTAGGATTATATTTCTGAATATTATAGTTATCATACAATGTCCATGAATGCAGTCCATCTAAAAAAGAATATTTGTCCTTATAAGAACGCATCAATTTATCAAGATAACTATGCAATTGAAACATACAACTATCTTTTAGTTTTGCAAAACTATATGATTTATCAATACTATCTTTTATTCTCTTATCTACACCAACATTCCCTTGAGATCCACTAGCAATTTGTCCTATTTCTTTATATAATTCTTTCTCAAAGAGATCTATAATTCCCTTACATACAGGAGAAGATAACAAAGATTTTTCATGGTATATAAAATCATTACCAGAATTAAACATAAAAAGACACTTTTTTACTATGATACCACAACTTCACCAATTGTCCAACAATCGTGATAAGGAGTAATATGCATTAAAGTATCATCCTCTGCCCACTCAGGAACTATCACACAGAATCCTATTCCTAAATTAAATACCTTCTTCATTTCATCTTCAGTTATCTCACCAGCAGTCTGAATAGTATTAAAAATCTCAGGTCTTGGCCATGCATTATAATTAACCTTTGGTTTAAGACCTTCTGGAAAACATCTAGGAAGATTCCCTGGGATGCCACCACCAGTAATATGTGCCATACCAAAGATACAACCCATCTCCTCTAGAAGGTGTTTTACAACAGGAGCATAGATGGTAGTTGGTGTAAGCAACTCAGGCATGTCTTTATAAAAAATCTTCTGTTTGAATAGCATATCATTAATCAAGGTGAATCCATTACTATGCAATCCACTACTTTCTAATCCAATAATCTTATCACCTTCTTTAATACCTACACCAGTAATCATATTATAATCTTCTACTACACCAGTGCAGAATCCTGCCAAATCATATTCCCTTTGTCTTGAATGTTCAGCAGTTTCTCCACCAAGAAGTTCCATCTCTGCTATCTCACATCCCTTAAGAATGCCAACCATAATATCAGCAACATTCTCATCTATCTGTGGAGTAGAAACATAATCCAAAAAATATAATGGTTTAGCACCAGAGCAGATTACATCATTAACACACATAGCAACCAAGTCTTCACCTATGGTTGTATAATCATTTGCTATCCTTGCTATGTTTATCTTTGTCCCTACTCCATCAGTCCCAGAGATGAGTACAGGTTCATCATAATCCTCCAAATCAGGAATCTTAAAGGCACCATTAAATCCACCAATAGATGGAGCCTTCTTTTTAAGATTCTCTACAAATGCATCCCCTGCTTCTATATCTACTGAATACTTCATCGTTTAACATCATGGGCACATCCGTCCCCAGTATAATCATCACTATCATAATAACCTCCTTTGGTCCCAAAGTAAAGCGTTATCATTACAAATGGAATACAGGACCAAAGGAGGACATTACTTAAAGCCATAAGGCGGTCCTCTTGGGGCAAACATCAGTCTGCATCATAACCAATCCTTACGAGCATGATGGTCCGGAACTATCTTACCTAGTTCAACTACAAGCAGTCCATCTTCAAAGGTAACTGATTTAATTTCAGTTTCATCTGAGAGAGACCATGCTCTTTCAAAAGATCTCTGAGCTAACCCTTTATGAGCATACTCAGCTTCCTCCTCTTTAGCAACCTTCTCCCCTTTAACGAAGAGTTTTCCATACTCAGTGTAAACCTTTACTTCTTCTTTTTTAAATCCAGCCAATGCAATTTCCAATCTTGATTCAACATTGTTTACATGAACAAGATTATATGGTGGGTAATTAGAAGAAAGATTAGTATTGAAAATCTGATCGAAATAACTGTCCAATCCAATACTATTCTTTGCAATCCGTTCCATTAAATCTGGAAGGTCTGCGGCTCTATACCTTGATAGGTTTCCCATGATTTTAGCTCCTTTACTAAGCGAGTTTGTGTTTTGTGGACCCCGAAGGCATCCACTACTATTTAACCACAAACACTTAAAAATGTCAGTGGGGAATACCCCATATCTTAGTACAGTAATCCCTAATAGATCTATCTGATGAGAAGAACCCAGACCTAGCAATGTTAAACAAAGACATCTTATTCCACCTCTTACGCTCCTTCCATGCACTACTTACTCTATCCTGGGCATCACAGTAATCAGAGAAGTCTGCAAAAAGACAGAAGGGATCATGATAGATTAAATTATCAACTAAAGGTGAAAACATATTTCTATCTCCCTGACTAAAGTGACCACCCTTAATTAAATTAACTACTTCCCATAATTCATCACTCATATACTCTTGAGGATTATATCCATTCTGCCATAGTTCTGATATTCCTTTCTCATCATTACCAAAAAGGAAGAAGTTCTCTTCTCCTACAAGATCACGTATCTCTACATTAGCACCATCAAGAGTACCAATAGTTAAAGCACCATTCATTTGGAACTTCATGTTACCTGTACCTGATGCTTCTTTACCAGCAGTAGTTTGGTAAGAAGATAACCTTTAACTTCCCATCCATATCTGGGTCAGTATTGACCACTTCTGCTATATGACAAATAAATGATACAATTAATTTGGCCATATAATATCCAGGTGCTGCTTTGCCTCCAAAGATTACAGTCCTAGGAACTACATCATGACCATTCTTAATCCGTAGATATTGAGAAACAATCCATAGAGCAAGAAGATGCTGTCTCTTATATTCATGTATCCTCTTAACCTGGACATCAAACATGCTAGAAGGATCTACAGCAATACCAAGAGTATTAAAGATATAAGTAGCAAGATTATGCTTACCAAATATCTTTGCTTCTCCCAACTTCACTGAAAGATTGGGATCAAATTTATTCTCTAATAACTTAAGAGAATCCATATTAGTAATCCACTCTGTTCCAATATATTCATCAAGAACTTCAGTAAGTGATTTATTACAGGAAGCGATCCATCTCCTTGGAGTAACCCCATTAGTGACATTAGTAAACTTATGAGGCCATAGGTCATAAAACTCTGGCATCAATTGAGTCTTAACTAACTCAGAATGTAGTGCAGCAACACCATTTACATGATGAGAACCTACCGTAGCAAGGTGTGCCATACGAACATACTTATTACCAGTCTCATCAATGATAGACATTTTCTCTAACATTGATTCATCACCAGGATA